TCAAACTCGTTCATAGTATCGTGTGATTGCGGTGATCTTTTCAATTTGGTTATCAATTATGGGTGTCCTATTCGGCCAGTGGATGTATTCCTTTTCAGGATTTTTCATCAGGTTATATAATAAAGGTAAAATTAAATCTTCTACCTGCTTCAATTTTTCTGCAACTTCCATTTCCACAAGTCTCTTGTGTTCTGCGATGAGAGTTGACTGGTCTACAGTGAGAAGTCTGGCTTCAAGGTCATAGAGCTTGGCCATAATCTCATCTTTTAGGTCGTGAGTATCTATCGATTGAGAACTATACGGCTCTGGGACATGAATTACAGTTTCGGTTGGGTCTTCGAATGTAAATCCGAAATCATAGGTTGTGTTGGACATATTTTCTAACGTACCTTTTTGCTCGTTTTTCTAGAGATTTTAGTGCCATATCCAATTTCAATTTGGATACATGATCAGAAAAATTTACGCCAATCATATGGTCATATTCATGTTGAAAGACTCTGGCGGGTAGACCATTAAGTTCCTCTACTATATATTCACCATCAACATTCTGGTATGAAATAGTAATTGAAGACGGTCTACTAACCGTTAACCACAGACCAGGATAACTTAGACAGCCCTCTTTAGCCAATGTGGTTTCTTTTGACATTGCAACAATTCTAGGGTTGAATACATTTTTCCTAGTAGCATCATCTGACCCCATAACAAAAACTTTAGCATCAATTCCTACCTGATTAGCTGATAGTCCCAGACCATGTAGTTCTCTACATTTAAGCCATAACTTGTCAGATAATTGTTTAGCATCTTCTTTATCAAAATCAAATTGAGTGGGTTCAATTCGAAGTTGTGGGTCAGTAAATTTTAGTAGTTCCATTATATCACCATTTCACTATAGTTGTTTTTCTTTTCGAACTTAATCAGACTGCGGAACTTATCGAACAGTTGGTCTCCCTTATGACTGATAACAAATACATTAGTTTCTTCACCCAATGTATCAAGTAAGGACATAACGTAATCCGTACCATTATTATCAAGCGAACTATCAAACACTTCATCCAAAATCAGAAGATTGGTAGCCACACTGTTCTTCATCTTAGCGATTGTCCGCCATGTAAACAGAAGAGCCAGGTCGATACGTTGCTTTTCGCCTTCCGAGAAGGAAGCATAGCTGAAATCATCACGATGGCGAGACTTGATAGTCTCATCGAACTTTTCGTCCAGATTAAACTGCACAAAGAAGTCCATAGACTGTAGGTATTTATTCACCAGTTTATTGATAACTGGAAGATACTGCCGAATAATCTTAGTCTTAATACCAGTGTCCTTGAGGAGAGTGGAGACAGCATCCATGTAATGCTTTTCTTCATTCAGCTTGGCCTTTTCTTCGTTCTGGGATAGAACCTCTTTAGCATAAGATTTTAACTTAGTCTTTTCAACATCAATGTCGGCAGTCTTAGTTTGAATATCATTTAATTCCAGATTGAGTGCTTGAACAAGACGTTGCACAATAATAATCTCATTGTTATTAGCGAGAATTTCCTTGTTCAATTCTTGTATCTTTTCAACCAGAGCATTATCCTGAGCGATAAGTTCTTCTAGTTTTGTAAACTCTTCCTGGAGTTTCGCCATACCAGAAGAAAGTTCTTCGATTTTCTCCTGTCGAGATGATACGATGGTTTCTTTATGGTCGTGGGCAATACCCTGCTGGCATGTCGGGCATTCGTCTGTCTCATTGTAGAATGCCACTTCCTTCTGGAGGTCGCGGAGTTGGGTGGAAAACTTTGTCTTGAATTGATCGAGTTTCTTTTGTTTGGCTGCAAGGTCGCCAAGGGTAGCGCGGGCTTCTTCTTGCGTAATCTTTTTATCTTCGAGTGTAGTAACAAGATTTTGGAAACTTGCGATGGATAATTCACCTTCGTCAATTCGAAAGATAATTTCATCGACCCTCTTTTCCTTATTTGCTTCCAGAGTATCAACATACTCCTTCTGAATCGAAGCCTTCTGCTTTAGAACTTCTAACTTACCGTCGGCGTCTTGTAATCTGTCCTTCAATTCATTCATCTTGTCTTTTAGAACCACGTTCATTGTGGTAAAGATTTGAATGTCAAGTAGGTCTTCGATAATTTCACGGCGGGTACCAGACGGCAACTGCATAAATGGCGTGAACGAGGCAGACCCAAGAATAACAATTTGTGTAAATGACTTGTAGTTCAACTTGAGAATGGATTCCTCAAGATACTTCTGATAGTCACGAGCGGCTGCGTCTTGGTTAATCAGGTCACCGTCTACATAGATTTCAAAAAGATTTGGCTTTATGCCACGAACAATCTTATACGACTTGCGTCCAGATTGAAATTCCACCTCAACCAGAAGTTGCTTCTTATTGATTGAGTTTACCAACTGCGGCTTGTTGATGTTACGAAACGGCTTACCGAAAAGACTAAAGCACAATGCGTCAAGCATCGTTGACTTACCACCGCCATTCTCACCAACAATCAGAGTGTTAGGTGAGCGGTCTAGTTTGATTTCGGTAAACTGGTTGCCAGTTGAAAGAAAGTTCTTCCAACGAATTGCGTTGAAAATAATCATACAGTAACGTTCTGTGCCTCGACATAAAGTTCTTGGAGAATATTTTTAATTCGATTTTTTTCTAAGTCGGTTTGAATAGTATCAACGAAGTCAGAAAGAACAGTCATAGTATCTTCTACACTCATTTCTTCATCGTCCATTGCTTCTGCTTCAAACTCGGAAAAGTCTTCGATGATTTTTAGTTCGATGAGATTTAGGTCATACAACTTATCGACAAATCTATCGAACTTATAGAAGTCCGTTTTCTTTACGACCACCAAGCGGACGCAAGAACCAGCCATTGGTAGAAGGTCGATATTAGCAGGGTCACTATTAGTATCGTCATAGTATATTTTATGAAATATCCTAAACGGGTTTTCATAAAATTCGACCTCGTTAGTTTCCGTATCGTAGATGTGATAGCCTCTTGGATCATTATAATCATTCCAAGTAAACTCATAAGTGTTACCAAGATAGACAATATTGCCAGAACGACTACGATGGTGAAAATGCCCACTACAAACAAGAGGGAACTTATCGAAAGATTTCGTATCCATCCCATGGTCATTTTTGTGGCCGCGATACATCTCGAAACCAGCGAATTCGAAGTGTCCGAATACGGCTTGTGCGCTTGAGGCATTTACAATCTCCATAGTTTGTTCATAGTTGCCCGAACAAATCCAAGGAACAAGCAACAAATTTTTACCATCAACGATAATTTCTTCCGCTTCCGAATATGTAAGAACGTTTTCATATTCTCTGAGAAGAAGGTCCAGAGAGTTCACATCATTAGTATTCTTGAAGAAAGTATCGTGATTACCAGCAATCATATGAACGTCAATTCCATGGTCCCTGGTCTTGTCAAAGAAATACTCACGGCACTTCTTCAACGTATTATAATTTATAAACTTGCGCCTATCAAAAACATCACCAAGATGAATGATTGTCTTGATACCTTCTCGCTCTAGATGAGGGAAGAATGTTTCGGTGTAAAACTTCGCAAAGAAGTTATCAAACGGAATGGAATCTGACCTAGCACCAAAGTGAGTGTCAGTAATCAACGCAATCTTCATGACTTCAAAATTCCAAGTAGAGTATTGGTCTGGCTGATAGCATCATCAAGGGCATGGTGATGTGTATCATTTTCATTGGCACGAATCTTAGCATTGCTTAGACCCATGAGATTCATAACGGTACGATAACACATGATGTTACTGTAGCGCCAAGGATAAACAAGGCCGACCGCGTAATAAGCCGATTCCAAAATAGTGATATCAAATGATGCGCCATTACCCCACGGCATTACCTTATCTTTACCAATCCAGTCAGTAAAACTTTTTAGTGCATCCGCAAGAGGTAGTTGGTCGATAAGAAGTGCGTCTCTTGCCGCGGCGCTTTGCTGCATCCACCATTCAATGGTAGACTTGTCAACATGAAGACCCGCAGCCTTACAAGATTTAGCATCAATGTTGCAATAGAACTTATCGATAATACCTTCACCAAGAGTGAACTTAGTAGCACCAATAGATAGAATGGTTGCATTGGCTCTTGTCGAAAGAGTTTCCAAGTCAATCATTACATGAACGGTATTAAGATCAGTTACTTTCACTTCTTTTTCATTCCATTATCTTTAGCATATTTTGTTAGAGCCAAATCGCAAAAGTCACGAATGTTCTCTACACTAACCATATAATTATGCCGAATATTAGTCGGCGTTGTCTTGTCAGCCATAGCATCGACCATCTGCTGGACGATAGCAGGGACCAATAGTTCCTTACTCATATTTCACCTTACTTGGTAGGCGGTGCAGCCTTGTTGGCTTCGGCAGCCGCTTCTGTGGGAATGGCTTCTTCTAGAGCCTGTTCGGGATCGGTCTGTTCACCATCAGCAACTCGCTTTAGTGTAATCTGACCATTGCAAATCATATAGTGCTGGCCTTCACCTAGCTTAGAAGATTCAAGATAGATGCAGCCCGCGTTCTGTACCGAAATTGTCTGCACTTGTTCGCGATGTTCTGCCACATTAGAAAGGACAGAAATCAAACCTGTGCCCGCAACACCCAACATGATAAGCGAGAACCAATTATCGGAAAGAAATCTCTTGGCCACAGGAACAGACAGAATGCGTGGAGTATTTTCAGTAGTCATAATAAGCCTTTCAATTAGAGTTATGTTTACATCTTACTCTAAATCTAGTCCCGAGTCAACAGTTTTTTGTTTGTCGAGATATTTTGGTCGGCGCTTTGGAATATTACTGACTTCGGCAGGCTTATCAAAATCGTCCACTAGGTCAATCGTCTTCTTTAGATAATCGATAAACTCGTTGCCATAATCACCGCCATCATGGTCCTGAGTAATCAGGTCATGAACATCTAGATTTCGAATGTATCTATATTTGGCCGCTTGCTGCTTCTTCTCTTTCGCAATACGGCGTAAGAAGGCATAATAGGTAATCTGTGTGAAGTAAGCAAAGGGATTCCTAGACTTAGCAGGATCGAAGTTATCGATGTAAGTAATGCAGTTCTCAATTCCATCAAGGATCATCTCCTCACGATATGTATAGTTGATGAAGTTAGATTTGTATGCCAAGTGATTGGCAATTTTGAGAAAGCATTCGCCCAGATAATTAGGGACGCGAGGCTTCTCTTTACCCTCAGCCTTTGCAGCCAGAACACTTTCTCTATACTCGGTAATTCTTTCTAGAAATAAAGCGTTGTCCACATAGTGAACATTATTTTTACGATTCTTGGCCATTTGCCCTCCACATATTACATAGTTTGTTATACAATAAAAATTTGGTTATTGCAATGTTTTTATTTAAAAAAGTATTTACAGGTAGTGATTCCTGTGGTATAAAGGAGTGTAGCTCCTAAAGAATGAATCTAATTAAGTAAGTTTCTGCTTCTTAGTATTCTTGCTTGAAGCATTTCGAGTTCGTCGTATTCTTCTTCTGGCTCGGCAGCAATTGGGTCGTGGCCCACATACATTTTATATTGCTCAAGAAGGTGGTCCTTCAGTGTTCCAGTGGTGAGAACCTCTCTTACACTCAAAAGAAAACTTTTATCTTCGGCGATGCCTATCCAAGGTTTCAAAAGAAAAGTTTCACCGTTTACTCCGCCCTGAACAACAGGTACAGGAATAACTGCGATTGGGTCGTCTAGCCAGAGCATTTCTCCTTCTTCTGTAGTTCTAACTCCGGCAATAAGGGTATCTCCATTCTTTAGTCTTAGAACGGTCACGTTCTTCATAACTGAATCCTTACTAGTTTATAATTAAAACTTTCTTCATTGTAAATTTTAATTCGTTCTATCATATGAGATAGTGTATAATTTTTTCTACTTTTCCATGTTAGGTCATCACCGATATCAAAAAGTTTACATGCTGTTTTGTCGGTACCTTTTCTAAGACCTCTACCAATCGACTGTAAATTTCGGATACGCGATTTGGAAGGTGATGCAAAGATGACGTTGTGCAGATTTCTTATATTTATGCCCGTTGAAAACGTGCCGTAGGACGCTATAATGATGGCGTCTTTTTCTTTTTCCGTAATATCTCTAATGGCTTCTCGCTGTTGCGTATCAGTTCCACCGTGGACAAAGAAAACTTGGCGAGTATCTCCAACCTTATTATTGATTAAGTCATACAAAACTTGGCCGTGCTTTTCTACGAATTGAAACAACACTAGGGTATTACCCTTCTGTGTCGTGGCCAGATTTTTAATCACATTGTTTCGTTTAGGGTGTGCAACTAGCCAGTCCATTTCTTCCTGGTAATTGTAATCCTTCATGACTTTCTTTTCTTCATCTGTATAGTCTAGCACGATACAATGAATATCTAGGTCGGCTACGGAGCCTTGATCCATAAGTTCCTTTGTGGAAATTACTTTCTTGACTTTACCAAAAAGACCTTCGAGAATAAGTTTGTGTGTCTTCGTTCCGTCTAGCGTCCCGGTGGTGCCGATGCGAAACTTTGTGTTGACACATTTATCAAAGATAGACGTTAGCGACTTTGCTTTGAACAAGTGCGCTTCGTCACCATAGATAACATCAAACTCATCAAAGAATTTTTTCGGTAGTTTGTAGATAGACTGCCAAGTGGAAATTACAATCTGCGCTTCATTTGTTTTCTCATGCCCAGCATAAATTCTGGCACAATTCTGAGATGCATACCATTCCGTGTGTGATGCGTAGTCTTGAAAGTCCTTATACATCTGTTCAACAAGTGAAGTGGTAGGCACAATGATAAGTTGTTTTCGACCAAACTGTTGATGATATCTCATTAGTAGATAGATGATAAGAGACTTACCAGATGCGGTAGGCGATAGTAGCAACGTGCGGCCGATGCGAATAGCATACTTGACTGCCTCTAGCTGGTAGTCTCTAGTCTCAATTGGTTTATCTTGACTATGCAAGTTCAACGATTCCGCGAACTTCTGCACATCCTCTATAGTTACTGGGTCACCAATTCTTTCTATATCAACGTCTACTGAATAGTCAAGTCTTTCTGCAAACTCTCTGAGATAAGGTAAAAGGCCAACGTAGAGTTCTTTTGTCCAGATATTGAACAGTCTTGCTTTGCCGTCCCAAAGTTTAGCGCGATACGTTGGCATGAAACGTGCGCCCGGGACTTCAAACGTGAAGTAATCATTTAGTTCTTGTGCAATTCCTGGGTCACAATCGACCGCCAGATGCACTTCATTTTTCTTGGAAACTTTTAGATCACTCACATCAACCCGTTTGTAAATTTAGTCCACTCAATGGCATTCTTAATGTCCCATGTTCTACTATTTAGTGAGCGTATAATTTGCTCTAATTGATAGAGCATGGCTTTGACATATTCTACCTTGTCCATTGACCGAATGATATCTTCATCGCAATTGATACGATCTTCCATATCATGCTTCAATGGCTTTAGACCTTGATACTGGTCCCAGCCACGTTCTTGTAACTCATCATGAGTCATCTCAGCGCGTAAGTATTTTGCTTTATCTCTGCGTAGACGATAGTATTCTGTTTCTGCTTTTCGCAGTTGCAGTTTAGTATTCGAGAGTATATTGAAATACTTTGCGTGAAGTTCTGGTTTTTTTGTGGACTATCGACCCAGATT